GGGGGTGCATTTTTTCAGACCCCCCCTCTATGCTTTTTCACCACATATCTAGCCCAAAACAAGCTCTTTTGTAACTTTTGTGTAAATTCCTAAAGGATTTTCTGCAATAATTTCATCAATTGCTCGATTTATTTCTTTATCACACTCAACTTCAGACATATCATCTGAAATTTTGGCAATTCGCATCAAATAACCGCATGTATCTCTTCCTTTTTGAGCATCAAACAATTGCCATTGCGTGAACTGCTCGAATGGATCGAATGGATTATCTGTTGTTGTCAATAAAGATTGATAATTCATTTAATTCACGCTCCTTTCAAATACTTTGAAACTGTTGATGTTGAGACACCTAAAGCATCTGCAATCTGTTTTAATGTGAAGTTCGAAGAAGACATTGCTTTTGCACGATTGATTTGAGATTCAGTCATAGCTTTTGTCTGTCTTGGTGTGGCACGTTGTCTCAATTCATCAATGTCTGCATTATTAAGAATCTTCTTTAATTTACTTTCACTGATTGCTCCAGCTTGAATGGCTTTCCATTCATTGTCTGTAATCTGTATGTTTCGAGCTCGTCTCGAGACAGAGCCAACTTCTTGTCGAAACTTTGTTAATGCTTGCTGACTCGCTTTCTTAACATCAGCAGACTTCCAATCAGGATTGTCCAATTGCTTCTTTTGTACTTCAGCATTAGCCATTCGTTGTGCGGCACGCTCTCTAGGAGCGTTTAATAATGCGTTATTAAGTTTCTCATCCAACGACTTAACCTCTGCTTTATACATTGTATTAGCATTTCGGTTATATGCCACCTTACTTGTATTGGCTAGTTCAACACGTGCCTGATTCGCTAATGCTTTCATATCATTGGCATAATCGGCATATAGAAGTTCCATAGGGTGTCTAGCCTTTGATACTAGAGTGTACGCATCATCAGTATCAGCCATATTGGTACTCTTCTGTGTATGAACCTTGGTTCGATACTCTATGCTTCCATCTTTATTAGTGAATGTGACTTTTCCGGTAGCAGGGTCTCTCCTCTCTACTGGGGCATACCTATCTACCGCATCCTTATCGGCATAGGAGTAGGTTACTTTTTTACCATCCACGGTACGTAACTCCACGATACCTTTCTCTTGCTTACGATCTGGGTAGTATAGGTTATCTGCATCTTTATAGATAAGCGCACCTTCAGGTCTGCTTGGGTCATACCATTCTTTACCCTTAAGATTAATCTTGGGCGTACCTTGGCGTTTGTTTATTGTAGATTCGCCCTTACTTCTTGAAATGATAGTAGCGGCGCCACCATAGCCAGTAATGTTTCCATCCTTATCTGTCTTAACCTGATATTCTTTCCTCAATGCTTTAATGTTGTTATCAATCTCACTTTGCTTGTAGTCCAGCTTATGTTTTCCAGCATCAATAACTACCATAGAATGTCTTACTGCTCTAGCCATTTCTTCTGGTGGTGCTCCTGCTAAGGTCATATCACTGATAAGGTTTGAAATTCTCCCCATTTCATTCTGAGTATTGTCTTTACCAGTCTTTGGGTCTTTCATATATTTCATACCAGGACGTTCTGGGTATGACATTTTTGGATCAAATCCCTCAAGACCTTTTAATGGAGGCGTTGAGGCGATCTTAACCCTTCCTGCTTTATCGTGTGTTGGAATACACATAACAGTATCACCATCAAAATCAGCTCCTGATAAACGCTCAGCAACCGTGTGATTAATACCGACTGCATCAATAGATTCGGTTCCGATTATTCTTCTACCTTCTGGATTTTTATCAGTAACAGTAAGTATTGGAATTTCAAATGTTCCACCATGCGGATAACGAATCAATGCTAACTTAGTTCCTGGCGTATATCCAGGAGCATACACTTCGTTCTCCTTTAAAGAATTGATAGGAAGTATTACATGGTATTTCTGCCCCGGTAACGCTGCCGCTTTCAAATGAACTGATGCTGAATCACAACTATCAGCAAATTTTTCTAAGAAATGTTTTTTAATCACAGGGTTCGTGATAGATTTAATCTCTTCAAACTCATCTCTTCTGTCTGCCTTGGCTAAATCCAGCTGTTTACCCGCCATTCTCAATGACTGCTTTGCCAAAAACTGAGATGGTAACGTGTCTTTCCATTCAGTCCAATCACCCTCATCGGATCTTTTATTGATCAATCCAAGTTTCTTTTTACCAGTCTTTGGATCATTATACCAATACTGACCTCCTTGATCAGCATCTTTGATGAGTGAACCAAAAGGATTGTCTGGATCATTCTTGATGTCTTTCAACACATCCATCTTTGCTACTGACTTAGATTTGTTTGTATTGAAGATAGCATCAACACCATCGGGAAAATCTTTTGGATCTCCATAAACAGCCATACCCTTTATATATTTCTTACCGTCAACCATAATACGAACCTGTGAATAACGAGATTCGCCAAGGGATAAATCAGCAACACCAGGACGAAGCTCTACTACTCCATCCTTGTCGATTCCTCCATCTTCTTTGTAACGGATAGCCAATCGCCTTGAATCCATGCTCTCTGGATAATGGAACTTCTTTTCAAAAGTATCACCGCCATCTCTCGAAATGTAATCTTTCAAGGACTGTACTCTATTAAAATCATATATTTCTTTATGCTCGATTCCGGGCTTGCATAATACTCTCTGATTTGTCTGCTGCCCTGGGTTGGTTGCCTGTGGTATTCCGCCTTTGTAAACGTTATAGCCATCTCTCTGCAACAGATAGAGAGCTTGATCTAATTTCTCCTTTGAAATGTTCAGCTCTCGCTCTACGCCTGTACCAACCTCAACCATTTCTTTCTTATCTACTTGTTCTTTCAAATATTTTGCAGTATTTCTTGCCTGCTCCATACGCTGTTCAGAATGTGGATTGAGTAATGATCTGACTGTTGATTCATTGATACCCATCTTACGACCAATCTCTGTTGCTCCAAGACCATCATCTCTTAGTGACTTTGCTCTTGCTACATCATACATTCTTCGTTCATCTTTAGCGAGGGCTTTCTCAGTACGATACTGAGTTGTCGTCAGTCCGAATGTCTCTTTAATATTCTCCGGAGTCTCTGTCCAACCAGTCGCTTTTAATTCTTCAACTCGACTAAGGAAGTCTCTCTCATGCTGATATGGATCCTCACCAGAACCCCATGGATATCTGCCTGATCTTCTAGGCATTCCATAATGCTCAAGGAATTCGTTCGTCGTCATCGAACCACAACCCTGATATGATTCAATTTCTTCTGCAATAGGATTCAATATCTACACCTCCCTGTCGTCAAAGTTTTCTAATGCTTTATTAAGAGACATGATCTTGTCCATGATTGGTAAAATATCTTCAGCAGTTGGCTCATGAACAATTACTTCATTGTCCTTATACAAGCGTAACTCCATCTGTATATCCCCTGGTTTGATTTTGTACTCCAAACAAAAAAGAGCAGCGTATACTTCAAGCTGCTCCATGTGACCGGACTTTCCAGTCTTAAGATCATGTATTCTTAATTTATTATTCCTAAATGATATAGCATCAGCTGTACCAAAGAAATATGGTGAATAATATAACACCACTTCGGTACTCATCTTAAAACCAATAGCATCATTGACATATGCATACAAGGTTTTATTTGATCTGGGCTGCTTGATTCCTAAGTCAATAGTTCTCTTAGCCCAATCATGAAGCTTTGTTCCTCTTTCTTTTGCCCGCATATTATCATATACGGTTAGTGCTTTTTCAGTGTCATATCTAAGCCATGCTGACTGGCTTGCACTGAATGGAGCATGAAGCCCCTCAAGATTTGAATGTTTCACGAAGTTCATTTAATACGTCCTCCTCATTTTCTGGAAATATAAATCTGGAAAATGACATCTCATCCATTTTCTCAACATAGTAATCTTGATTCGGTCTATGAGAAGCTTTCGCCTCTTTCTTGACTTCTAAGGCAGCCCACTTATCTTTATATAAGACAAGTAAATCTGGAATGCCTTGAATATCACTCGAATCGAGTTTGGTTACTATGCATCCGGGAAACATCATTTTAAGTTTCTTTTTTAATCCTGCCTGAAACTTATTCTCTTTCACTTTAACCCCTCCTTAAATATAAATGACCCAGGGTCCGAAAGACACCTGAGTACGTTCCAAAGTCAAAGGTAAGAGAAAATGTTGTGAAATACAGAATATCACACTTTCCTCTCATAAAAGGGCATGATATTTCCGCGGGGTATGTTTTATTCGCACTGAATCATTTTACATATTCAAAGTGGTAACCCATGTGTGTTGCTCTTCTATTGTGACCTCTCAATATTTCACAAATACTTCCAGCGCTACCACCAATTGCATCTGCACATTCAGATATGGAATTAAATGTTTCTCCGGTTTCGACTATCCGAACAGCTCGTCCTTTTCTCCCACGATATTCTTTTCTCGAAATATCATAATTTGCTCGAGGATCTTCTACACGAATAATGTGATAACCTTTACAAGTACATAATCCATTGTTTCCTCTTGTGACTTTTCCAAGCCAAGTAACATCAACGCCCAATCTGAATGCACATGCTCGAATAGAATTGAACTCTTCACCAGTTTCTACAATCCTCACTCGCACTCCATCTCGTTTTGTTTTATAACTCATAATTTCTGTTCTCCCTTCATTGCAAAAAGAAAAGCGTCAGTAAAAACCAACGCCTCTCTTTAATATAAATTTACTGTTTGTTATCATCAGTAAATTTCTTAACAATATCACTTACATATTTCTGCTCCTTACATCTACAGATTCTATCCACTATTGGATAAACACAAAGAAGTAACACCACGCACTTTACGGCAAACTCAAATAACAACATTTACTCGTCTCCTTTCTACTTGATATAATCATATGTTGGAATCAGATCGTCCACATCACAACTGAGCGACAAAGATAAATTAATAACTGCTCGTAATGTCGGCATAGACTTTTTCTGTAAAAATCTTGTAATGGCTGATTCAGACAATTCCGCTTCCTTTGCCAACGATCTTTGTGTGTAATTACGCTCAATCATAAGATCTCTTAAATTATCGCTAAAAATGTCAATAAATTCAGTTTCACTCATGGTTTGTTTTCACCTCCTAAAAACTTGCACACATGCAAGCGCTTATTTTCTTATATAATATATATTTTTTAATATCGATTAAGGGTGCTTGCATACGTGCAAGTAATGCCCAAAAATGGCTTAAATACGTGGTTTTTTGAAGTCTAAAATTGCATGCATGCAAGTCGTCCAAAAAATTCACAAAAATCACTCTCAAAAACTTTCGTCCATGCAAGTATTTTCGTCCATGCAACTTCTGTGTGTGCAAGTTTTCCATCCATGCAAGCTATTTTACACCAAAATAACCACTTAAAATCCCTGTATAATCGTCCCTCATCTCAATATATTTCCGACTGGCTTGACACCCTTCTTTCAAAATTTCATGCTGTTGCTTCACAGAAAATCCGAACGTCATATCCACTTTAGTTCCTTTCCATTCTTCTCCATCCGAACAAGAATAAATCCGAACCCGACATTTCTTATTTCCGACAACCCATTGATGCCATATCAAACGATTCATCGTTATACCAGAAGCCCTAAGTCGGTTGACCAATTTACAAAACAAATGCCCGGCATCTTTATTGTCCTTACACAAGACCGCAATAGTAGTCATACCAATCACCTCCTACTTCTTTACTGCGTCTCCAACTTTTTAGCTTGTTCTTCAAGAATCTGATTATGTATAATGTTACATTTATTCATATCCGAGCAATGAACTCGAGTTTCAACCGCCCTACTGTCAAAACAATCAACAAGCTTTTCTGCGACCGGCTCAAAATATGGACAATTCTGACAATAACTCTCAATACATAGATTTATCATACCGGTGTAACACCCCCCATATATTTATCAAAGCGATATACACGCTTAACATCATCATACATAACAATCACCCTGCTAAAAATATCAACACGAACAGTCTTGCCATCCTTATCAATTTTTGCCGGAACTGTAAATGTCGACTGCCGAATGTCATAAACAACTTTATCTTTGATAAACTCATTTATCTGGTTCTCCAGATCAATGCTCTTACGAGAATCAAAAACTTTTACCTTCATATTCAATCACCTCATTCATCTTCATACATAAACACCAGTTATATAATTTGTCTTCTACCCTACGCTTTGATAAAGCCCGGGCGAAAAATAAAACCGCAGGATGTCTACGGTTGATTAATACAATATGCCAAAATATTCCGTGCTTTACTGAGAATGCTAAATAATCGGATTCGACATAATCTTGTCCGATCAATCTGCATAAACGCGCGTACAAATGTTCGCTGACATCTAAACTATTAGAACTCATTGAATGTCACCACCTTATTTTTATCTTCATATTTACTGAAATGATTACAATCACAGCCACAACTCTCTATGAATCCTGGGTGATAATGTCTGCAATTGAAACATTTCGGTCGCGCCTTCATTTCTTTGATGGCATCGATGATAGTTTCTAATATCTTATGTTCTGACCATAGCCAATTAACTTCACAAGCATTACCTTCGTTAGTTGCACGATCTACAATTTTTATATTGCGCCGGAGATCAGCAGAATAAAAACTCAAAGTTATATCACAATTCGTTTCCTCTCCCAATCTATGTATCATTTCTAATATATGTCCCATCTTTGCACCTCTCTCAGTTTTCTTTGATTCGCTTGAAAAATACTATCTTAACTGTATCATCCGAAGTAACATCTTTGATATTTTTCTCGGCACGCTCTATCATCATCTGCGTATTGAGTGGCTTATCATATAACATAACAAAATGTTCGAATCTAGCGTCACCCATTGATCTTGCATAATAAGTCACAAAATATCTATAGGTTTTCTTTTTACTCATTTTCTTTTTTCCTTTCCATCACACGTCTCTACCAGAATTCTGCCTATCCCTCCATAATTGCCAGCATTAACCATACAAGGATGCTTGTATATGCTATAATACCAGATATCATTGTTATATTTACATTGATGGTCTGAACAACATTTCGTCATCAGCGTTCCCTCCATTCTCTACAGTACTGACCTGCCTATCCAAATCGTCTTTCTTAATGAGACCCCATCATCAAGCGATCAGCCCCTTCGTACTTACAATTTGTATAGCATCCATGATTACTACACCATGCACGAATCATTCCTTCTGTCATAAATATCCCTCCTAAAAATAAAAGACCCAATGCATTTCTACACTGAGTCTTTGATCTTAAAACAATCAATCTTCTGTTTTATTAAAATTTGTTATTTTAATATTAATATAATCGAGGTGTTGAATTTGTGACAGCGATCTAAAGAGATGAAGATGATTCTCCAGACATTTTTGTCGTATCAAGTGTTGAAGTGTCATCCGAACTTTTGCCATCTTCCTTTGTTTGATTATAATGATCTACAGCTTTATCTGTCTCAATTGGATAATTAAGAAAGTTCCGCAATCTTCCAACACATTCATCACACAAATCAAGAAGTATCGATGGTGAGTTACTTCTCTGATACCTTAGACTGCATCCCTTAAATTCCTGCTCGTTCATAACATAAAACTTACCACATCTATCACATATTTTTGCATCAGCCATAATTACTCCTCCTTATAATTTTCTGAATATACTGTCGGGTGCTGGTTTAAAATCTTCCTGCCATTCTCGAATAATTGGTTCAAACACCCCAAAGTCATCTGGAGTTAGGTTATCGTAAATGTAAACTCGATTGCTCAAACAATTATCAAGTTCATGTCGATAATCATGAACAAGTTCTTTGAAGAAATATAAATCGTCTTTGTTTTTTATAGAGACATTTAAACCATCAATATTGCGTATAAAATTATAATCGGCCAACCAACAATATAATTCTTTAGCGTTGGTGTATACATATACTCTTTTTATGTTTGAATATCTCCTTTTGTAATATCGGGCAATCCGACATGGATTCGTAAACAAAAAAGGCTCTCCGCCTGTTAAGCAAAGAACCTCAGCTTCTCTTAATTCCTCATCTGTGATATAAGGAATATCGTTTATATCATATTGTTTATTGCAACAATACTTACAATTTCTATTACATAATGGTGTAACCATTAAATGTATGACTTTCTTTGTCACATCTGTTTTAGGATTTAATTCTGCCATAATTACTCCTCCTTAACAATTTTACTCATACGTTTTTCTAAAACTACATAAACAACTTCTGAAAATGTTTTTAATTCCTTGACTCCGTGACGATGCTTGAAATAAGTATCAACGTCATTAGAATTTGTCCAATAATAATCAGGATATTTCCCTCTAACACACTGTACAAATGGCGGTACAAACCGTATTTCAATATCCGGTCTAATATAAATTGTGTGTTTGGTATATATAATATGCAGATAGACTATAGACAATTGATCTTTGAGCTCAGTCATCAAATCCTTGACCACACAATTAAAATTACCCGGACATATCAATATCTGCATAGCTTATCCCTCCTACCTAAAAAATAAGAGCCATATAACTGAATATATGACTCCAATGAAATCAAGACACACTAATGCACCTTGAAATACTAAGATGTTCTCAAACCATTTTGGTCCTTGATCTAAACCGATTAAAAGTTTAGTTTTAAAATCTAGCCCAGCAACAATTGCTTTGACAATAAATGTCGATAAAAAGGTTATTATAAGCAACACAATAGTCAATTTAACTCCTATCATAATATTCCTCCTTAATCTTCGTCTGTATCATCGGATTCAATAGGTAATCCAGTAATCAACTCTGAATATGGAAGCCGCTCGATCCACTTACAAAACTCTCGCCATTCGTCCAGCTTATGATCTTTTCTCCACCGGTAAATATTTGCCAGCACCTCATAATTCATCATAACATTACGAGTCTGGTTGTAACTACTCGGAAGAAGCTGAATCATCTGCCACCAATATTTTTTATTTCGGGTATCAAGAAACATTTTTCTATTTTTATTCAATCCCTCAATGACTATTTCGAGGACTCCTCGAGGATATAACTCATAATCATGAGCCGAATCTCCATCTGACATCACAATAAAAGAATTAATGAAATCGTCGCCTTCTTCGAAACCTGTCGATAACTGATCACACGAAAAATCCTCCAGCGTAAACTCTTTATCGTGAATCTTATCTATCACGTTGCTATTGTCAGAAATTACACCAATCGTATATGCCGCCGGAAGATCATCAAAATCTTTCCACCAATATAAAGGTGCGGTGATTCTCACATACACCGGCATCATTCTCATAAAGTTTCTACGGTCTGTACCAGCATTAGATAAACGCTGCATTAAGTTATGATCTTCGCCCCCTAACACATAGAAAGAATCTCCAGATTGACCATTACAATTTTTATTGGGCGCATCAATATAACTATCGCTCCTATCCCATGAGTTCATAGGATTCCGCATCCCTTCAATAATAAACTCCATCTGCTCCGGACTCGCCAGAACCACATTTTCTAATTTAATCATTATCCTCTCAACTCCTTTTCATTTTCTACTGCTTTTTCCAAACATGCCATTAAAGGGCCATTTAATAATAATTTTCTTTCAAAGAACTTTGAATTATCTTTGGCTGTTGTCCAGTCCCCAACAATATATAACGAAGCATTGGCTGTTAAAATATCAGTATCTTTTGCGTGATACATTATGTGAATCTCGTAACATGCTGAAGCCGCAATAACATATCTGTATAGTCCTTTTGTTATTTCAGTCCAATTTTCCAATTTCTTCAAAGACCAATCAATTCTAAGATAAGAAGTTAAAATCCACTGGTCTAACGATTTCGCCGGTACATATTCGACCCTATAGCCAAGACCTATAAGTTTTTTGCATAAGGCATCAATAATTTCTTTGTCTAACTCGGAATCAAGATTTATGGATGTACAACAATATCCGTTGCCGATTGCTTTTTCAACATCCTGTTCAATCTTATCCATAATATCTTTGCATTTACGATTTATAATCGTCTTTTGTTTTGCGTCTTTTGCATTAATCATTTCTTCTCATCTCCTTTCTACTGTGATGCATCTTAAAATTTTTTAACCATCGTATCCATCCTCCGAAAAATGTATTTCCATTAGATCAGCAATCATTAAATATTCTTTTGCAATTTTTCCTCCACGCGTGTTTTTTACTTGATTTCTGAATTCGTCGATGGTTCCTAAAAAACATCCGCAGGATACTTTTACTGTTTTGTCTTGACATCTGAAAAATGTCGTAGATCTATAACAAGTGCCGAAACCTTTGATCACGGCATAATTGATGTTCTTATCCACCTGAGCATCACCACACACATTAGCATCTCCACACACATTAGCACCACCACATACCCGAGCATCACCAGACACCTGAGCATTATCACATACCCAAGCATTACCAGACATACTAAGATTTTCCTCTTTTTCAACGAACCCACCACGAGCTCCTTTTTCTACATTTCCAAAATCAATTAGAGCCTTAATTCTATATAATTTTTTTCCTTTATATTCGATTGTTTCATTTGTTAATTCATATTTTTTCATGGTTTATCTCCTTTCTTGACTATGCATAAAAATAACTCGAATCCACTCATTAAAATGAACTCGAGTTATGACTCTATATAGCTTCAATTACATTTACTTCTCATCCTCCATTGCTTCTTTAATCTCTCTTGAAATATCAGCAGCAGTTATCTGTCTCTCCTTCCTCTCGTAATATTCTTCCTTAGATATCTCAGTCCAGTTACCCTCTCCAAAGTATAATCCCTTTCTCTTCACACCGTTATTTTTTGTAACGTCACGTACTTCCACATCGAAGCCACATAACTTAGCCACTTCATCTTTCACATCTGCACAAAACATTTTAAATAATTCTGTAAATTTTTCTGCCATAATTATTCCCTCCATAAAATATAAATTACTTTTCGAAATCACCCAACGCAATTACTGCTTTTGTATACAACGCTGCTACTTCATCTGTAGTCGATACCATTGTGTTCATGAGTGAAGTCAAAAAACCAAGTATTTCTAACTGTAGAGTCGTTGGAAACTGATTGATGTTACCAACCAAATAATCAAGCTGGTTCTGGAGCACGCTTAACCTTTGATTCATTTCTATTTGTAATGCGTCATTTTCATTGTCATCCATGCTTTTAGCCCTCCTTTCGAATGGGTGATAGTCTTTGATTGAAGCAGTCGTTTTGAGAAATTTCCAATCTCCGTCAAACTCCATCTTAATCACCTCCTCAAATCCTCGATCTTCCAACATACGACACAAATCAACCAATAAAAGCCGGCGAATATCAAATACACCGGCCATAATGTAACTATATAAATATAATTACTATTCAATATATAAGTTCCGTCTGGAGCCTCATGGCACGCAAGCCAATAACCAATACCTATCCAAACAGACATGACTATGATTGCAAATGTCATCGCCATAAATATCACCCCTTTTAAATTCTGTTATATGCTTCATGCTTAGCATAATGATCTCGATTTTTTACAATTGATACTACATCTACAACACTTTTTAATCGTTCTGCCCCTCTGCATAAATCACTTAAAATATCACTTAGACTTACACCAGAATCATCGATATAATAATCTGGTTGTAAATGAATATCTCCAATAGCATCTCCAGTCTTATGAACGACACTCGTAACCTGAATATTTATATCTTTCACATAAATATTCGTGGTTAATCCAGGCTTCACGCTGCATAAGGTATTAAGTGCCGACTGCACCCGTTTAGCAAATACGGCTTTTTCGCATGGATCTTTTGTCAATACCAATATATGTATCATATTTTTTCTACCTCCTCTTTTGGTTTTGCTTTTCTGTGATTCATATTCCACACTCGTTTTACCTTTTCATTGTAATCAACGATTAATTCGACTGAATAAGAAAATTTCCCACATTCCTTGCATTTTCGTTTCCGAATTATTTTATTCCCTGGCGTATGTACCTGATCACAAGACATCAGTTTACCGCCACATTTACATACCATATTTACTTCTCCTCAAAATACACTGGCTTTGTTGAATGCAAATTCACTGGCTCATCTAAGCAATCATTACATGGATCCTTTACATCTTCCACTTCATAGTGCTTACATTTCTCACAATATTTCCAGAACTCAACTTCTTTATATCCATACTCCATTGTTAATCACCTCCCTATCAAAAACTCAACTGACTCGCCAAAATCCATGAAATATGAAGGATTTACACTGAAAGCATTAGCGAGTTTCATCAATTCCGTACATCTCGGAACTACCAAAGCATTTACATACTTAGATATTGTCATGATGCTTAAACCGGATTCCTTTGCTGTTTTGCGAATGCCCCATCCACGTTCATTCATCTTGTTACGTAAACGATCTGCGAATTCCTGTTGCCATCTTTCAATTGTCATATAAATATTTATACCTCCTAAAAAACAAAAGACCCGATGTTTTCACCGAGTCTTCATTCACTAATATGTGAAATATGCCAATATATACTTCTTATAATTCGCTACCACAGTTGCTGCAATCTCATCCACAATCAATCTTCCAGTTATAAGTTTATCCGCAAAATCGTATACCTTATATTCAAACCTATCTAATTCTTTTGTCTGAATAGATATGTATAAATAGTCATATTTAACCTTACAGAATACTCTTCCTTTAATTGATTCTTTCAGTTTATCTCGCAATGCTATGGAAATTAAATATTCATAATCTCGCATATAATCACTCCTTTCCTCTCATATAAGGACATGATTATTTCGCGAATGAATTACCGCACCATTTTGTTTCATTGAATTTTTTCTTCTCCTTCAATGCTTTACTTATGGCAAGATCAATCCCGCTCCTACTTTTCAAATGGTAATAATATAAATCTTTAAATGGCGTATTGAGTCGATCAATTCGACCAGCAGCCTGTGTCACAACCTTATAACTGTAGTTCTGTGAATAGAATATAATTGTATCTGTCTTGATACTATTCCAACCTTCACATCCAGCCGTATACTGAACCAGATATACCCATCGCTTTGTTTTTGGTATAGGTTGGTGAGCATGACCAGACCATTCGGCCACTTCAAAGTCCTTACTATTACCATCGTGGTTGCTAAACACATGTAATAGCATCTCTCGCTCATAATCAAAATTGTAAAAAATAATAGCTCTAGGAGTTTTCTCAAGAATCTCTAATAGAGCTACTATTCTGGATTCGTCTTCATTTACTATTCTTCTGAGAATATAACAAAGACTTGATGCCTGCTGGATAGGTTCATTTTTGTATGGATCCCATCTATTTTTCACAACCGATTTATACTTAGTGACATCATATGTCACATAAATATCATTATGGTGAGCGATTGTCTGACGCTTGAAGTCCATATCAATCAGTATTTTCTTTCTTAAACGAATTAATCGACCAGTATTGATATATCTGTCAATCTGCGGGTATTTTGTAAATCGAGAATATATCACATGTTGTTGGATGAACTCAGATCTGTTCTTATAGAAACCGTTTGCTATGAATACCGGAATATAATCAGACCAAGTATCTCCAGCTGTTGCCGACAACAATATCCAATTATTTGACTTTGTTATTTTCAGAAATGCCTTAACCCAAGCTCCGGATCCAACCACTCTCTGTTCATCAAATATGAAGAATGCATTTTTTACATCTACATACTTCTTTATATTATTCCATGAATCTATGGTAATTTTTACGCTACCATTTAAGAGGTTTTTCTTTGGGTCTGTGGATAGTAGGTAATTTGCCAGCTCACCTTCCCATTCCAAAGTATCCCGTTTCATGGCAGTTGTGATAATATATAAATCCTTTGGCTTTTTCATCGGTTTGTAGTCTGGATTTATACTACCACCTTGTTCCTTGAAATAGTAATATAATCCGGTTCTACTTTTTCCTGATCCAACGCCACCATTGAGAATACACCCATTGAACATGTGATTTACCGCATCCATCTGATAATCGTACAAAAACGGCTTAGTCGGCATCTGAATCACCTGATTTTATATTCATATAATGTTTCACCTCTTCAGCAGCCATTTGTAATTCTTCAATAAAGTCCGATACAGTTGGCGGCGTCATATACTTAGCTGCTACTTCCTGTGGAGTTGGCATTGATTTTGGCTCCTTGTACTTTTTACACCACTTTTCAAACACATTGTAATAATCATAGGAATCTCCTAATACCTTACGGCTTATTGCCATAGCCATTCCCTTCTCAGGATCGAAAGCCTCACCGTTGCATTTTACTACCGTCTTACTACCATCTTTCCAGAATATAATAGTCGCAGGTGGGTTGAAGATAACTTTTTTAATTCTTCCGGATATATCAATAGGTACAGACGATCTTCCAAATGCTGCATTAAGCTGTCTTTTAATATCATCCTGAAACAATCCTATCATCGAGTCCATCTGGTCTTCGTGATCATGCTCCAAATATACACAATATCCATAAGATGGACATTCGTATGATAAACGACAAGGAATTTCACATACCGTAACTGTAAATGAATGATTAATAGAGTCATAATTAATTATGTCATCATTACATAATCTATTAAATAATTCCCGGCCAAAATGGACTTCAAGCTTGCTTAAATCATAAATTTTTTTTCGTGGAAATATGTGTCTATCCAACGATTGTATCAGTTCTTCCGATGTAAGACCGTCACATAGTATACACCCACCAGAGATCAATTCTTTTTTCATATCTTAACCCTCCAATTCTTCTATTCCATAAATGGTATTTGTTCAACATCTCCACCCTGCACTGTCACTGACTGCATGAGTATTTTTTTCTCATCGTCCCAATACAGAGTATCAATCATTCTACTAATGTCCTGCTGAACATCATCGTCCAGCATTTGTAATACTTCATATTGCTGTAATCCATACTTTGAACGGAGCTTAGCCATTATTTCCCCAGACCAATGCCTGAAGTTTACTGTCTCCAACATTCCATCGCATAAATAGAATATCTCATATATACCCAACTCATTTACAATGAGCACCGACTCTCCATCCAGATCAATTCGCCGTATTAAATTTTTATGATCTATAAGATCCCTTTCAAAATGCGAACAATATCCGGTGTTAAATTTCTTTATTATACTAATGATGTCGTCATAGACGCACCACCATTCACCATCAACATTTACGAACCGAATATTCATTCCATGCCATTCTTCAATTCTTACTTCCATATCTCAATCCTCCAATTCTTCTATTGTTCTTGCCGTCTTTACAATTTCAACATACAAAACCTTAACATTGGAGAAATTATTCTCCTTAACAAATTCATCGAATAACTCATTCAGCTCGCCGACATTGTATTTTTCAATATCGAACTGAGTTTCATCTTCCTCGTTTCCGTCTCTTAAAAACCCTACATTGACTGTAGTGTAATTAGATAACGTAGCATTATTATGGCTGTACTGCCAAGTTCCGCCACGTCTAAAATATTTCTTTACCATTTTTATCTCCTTTCTGAGCAAATAAAAAAGACCCTCATTTCTGAGAGTCCTTGTGGTTTGTTGGTTATTGTTTGTTACAAATTATGTTTATGATTCCTAAATTATTGTCCATAGTACAATCTAATCTGTATTTCTTATCGGAGTCATATATATAATAAATCTTCCCCTTGTCATTAGTCGTACTATAATCAACATCAGTAAATATTCCAGTCATACAAGCGTCAACATATTTATCAAAGTCTGAATCATTATACTTTTTAATCATATAATAAAACCCATCGTCGTCATTTACAAGTAACGTAATTTCTGCCCCTGCAAAATATTCGCTTGGATCCGGAACCATGCTAACTGGTTTAACTATGGATTCTTTCTCTTTCCCACATCCAACCAATAACAGACACAGCATTAAACCAACCAACAGTAATACTTTTTTCTTCATATGAGAATCCTCCTTTTTCTCCTTAAAATATAAGTTAGTATATCATAAGAAGCTCTAAAAAGAAAGAGGCTCAACCGATCACGATCAAGCCTCTAATGCAATTACTCTTCGTTATTGTTGCCATATCTACCTTCAAAACGGTCAATCTTCTGAACAACATGCATTGTTCTTACATATGCAGTTCGATAAGGCTTGCCGTTAACAACTCTATCCGATGGAGAAATGTCAAGATCTACGCGCTCGATATCGATCATATCCAAACACGATACACTTTCCTCGTCAAGCTCTGTTACGTGATTACCAGTGTGTAAGAAAATATGAGGTCCATACTCATTGAACTTCACGTTCACCTTGAGTGTAATAAATGGGTTATCACCCTCTTCTCTTGGTGGCTTAATTCTCACGTTCCAGCCAACGCCATATTCATTGACGTTACTTGCTAATGCATCAGCAATTTCTGTTGATGGAATAATCAATGAAAAATTCCGATCGCCTTCTCTATTATAAAGCGATCCCTCTCCTCTAAAATTTCTGTAAGTGATATCTGCGTCATCAATCTGCAAGATACCTCTTGGTGCAAATGTTAATTCCATAATTTTTATCTCCTTTTCTTAAATATAATTTTACTTAAATGGTATTGGATCGTTTGGTGGTCCATAAGGTATGACCATATGTCCATCGTTGTTTTCTGGAATGTATGGATCGTCGGATACAAACCACTCAAAATCTCCATACTGTGATATACTATCTACTGCATCGTTTACTAATGCATCATAGAATGAGCGATCAATGTTATCAGTCAAACCTAATCTCTTCACTGTCTCAGATTCCAACCATCGATATCCACTCGATCCTGGTGCAGCATAATTCTTACCATCGCAGACACGGTATAAAATTCCGCCATTGTTTCCAGACATAATCGGACAGAACTGACCAACTCTCCCTACAAACTGCATTTCATGTCCTTCTGCGATCTTTTCCGGAAGACCCGCTGATTCGGATTCAAATATAACATCCGAGATTTTACCTTTCTTGTACTGTTCCTCAAGCTTCTCTAATTCAATTTCGTACTTAGCCACGTCAGGCAAGTTCTCATTCATATCTAAATATAAATCACCCTTAGACACTGCAAACGTCTCACACATATCGTTGAACTCAATATCTTCATGACTAAACAATGTCTTGAATAAATATGGTACGGCGAACTGCTTACCTGTTGCAGTCCAATCTCTACCATGATCTGCATTATCTCCTGGCGCATAACCATACATAGCCTGACATGATTCTGCGTCTTTGTACTTTGCGATATAAACTGCATCATTTACGAGGCACATTCTGTCATACGTAGCCTCATGCTCAAATGTATAACCATATCTTTTACCGAAATCCATAACGAACTGTATGATTTCTGGCGTTGCGTCTGGAATCTTGATTGAGTCCGTCTTGATATGAGCAACTGTAAATCCTCTTGCCTGCACCTCATTCTTCAAGTCAATCATGAATAAAGCACCACGTTTAGCTACAATATTGTCCTTATTACGCGGATCTCTAAACGCATTGCTGAAGCTTGCTGAAGTTAATCCGTATACAGAGTTGATTGCAGTCTTCAATGCATTTGCAAGCTGCTTAGCTGTCATTTCACCATCAATGACTTTCTGAATATAAGGCGTAAGTTTACCATCAAGCATGTGATTTACCTCATCCCAAGCCTGATGTTTGATACTTACACGACCCTCAACAATATCTCTAAATGCCTGTGTAAATTTAACACCAAACAATACCTCTGCGATAGCACTATGAGGATGCATAGATGCAATATCAAGTAATGCTACGTTTCCGTACATACCTGGTTCAGAATATACATATCCGCCTTCGCCAACAACCTCTCCTCGATATGTTGATTTACCGGCTTCGTACTTATACCCTGGAAAATAAGGTAACATGCTTTTTGCTTCACCATGTGGTTCAGCTATCATTTCTGGACAAGCTTCTTTTAAAAATTCCCGCATCTCCAATGTCATTTCTGTGACCGGTTCTGCCAAATCTCTGTAATTGAACTGACTCTGTGGATTTTTCTCCCGACCAAATATAATTCTGGTTGTAAGAGTGTTTGTCGTGTCATTTACAGTCATACCCGCTAAGTCCGCCAGAATCTGTCTAGCTGTCCAATCCGCAGACAAATATAAGAATGCTGCCTCGGTCGAAATGACATCATTATCACAATACTCTGCAACTTTGGTCCATAATTCTTTCGGAACCGGCTGGTCCCAAGGCAGACCCAACTCCTGATGCTTAATGTTCTTGAGCATCTTTCTAAGACCATCATCCATTTTTGATGTAGGGTCATTTGCTTTGTTCGACATCTCAATTTCAAGCTTCTTCAAGCTCTTTTTGTTTCCAGCGGATGCAAAGTCATACACATCTGTATAAGACAAATTGTAAGCTTCCCCAAAGAACGCATTTCTATCTCCAGATATAATTTTCTGAGACAAGTTATATAGTTCCTCATTCGTATATCCCATAAGTCTTGCATAGATGAGATGGTTATCATATCTTCGACAGTTGAACCCTACAAGATTGTATTTGATCAGATCCTCGATGTCTTTTGGACTTGGATTGATCATTCGAACTACGGGGTTTCCTTCTCCCTGGATTTTCCAATTGACCAAGAATAAGTTCGGAAATACCTCAATATCATAAAATATCGATGGTGCATTTTCATCCGCTTTGCCGTCTGATATCTCTTCTGACTTGAATTTCATCTTACTCGCCAGCTTGATACAATATGGTGCCTGATTGGTACTGTTAGCAGCAAATGCTAATACCTCATTCTTCATGTCTGATACATCATAATGAAGACCGCCATTGTAAGCATCATCCAAAATCTTATAAATAAAGTCCACATTGGATTTTGTACCAGCGTGGACTTCTTTATTAAGACATTTTTTAATTGTTGTTCTGAGACCTTTCTCAGATTGTACAATATTTTTATCTATCATCTTTTCTCCTTTCATAGGTAGTCCGGAGCTTATCATCGCAACAGATAAATTATTGCACTTGGTAAGTTTTCGTCTAAGAGAACTCTTACCTGTAAAAACCTTTATTTCAATGTTTTCATCGTATATACGACTTAATTTTGATACATCCCCATTATAAATATAATGAAGATGGATCCCTGCCTCACTTTTACTAAGCTCCGCATACGTAGGTGACCACTTCGCAGCAGCCTCCAAATTCTTTTCAAACGATTTTTTGCCGTCATCGCCCTTCAAATCAAAGTCAATAACTATGTGATTCTCTGGAACCTTGACATAATGAAGTTTCGATGGATCGATGTCTTTGAGTGTGGTTGTGACTCGGTTCCAAGATTTACTTGGGGTTTCTTTGTCCGTTGCATATTGAGCTGGGCATGATTCACATTCCATATCAAAACTCTTTGTTGTTTCTGCTGCATTCATGAATTGCAGCCAAGATTCTGAGTTAGTCACATTTTTTTCCTCTCTTTTTCTGTGACTAAAAGTCTCAAATTTCTCGGTTCGAAATCCGTGATAAATGTTTCTTATCTTAGATCCATCCTCATCAATCTCCTCGTCAAAATCCCAAAAATAGTTTTTAAGCTCTTCTTTAAAACTTCTCTGAGAAAATGGATATGGAACTTTTGCCTCATCACAATATGTTTTGTACATTTCCCATGCTGCCTTTAACGTTGTTCCGTCTTCTTTTTTGAATACATGAAACGAATCAATAATGAAGTTGTAGAAATCATTTGATGCACTCATCATTGACATTGGAAGATATGTGTCATAATACCCAGGATCTTCCAAATATACATCTCTGCAATGACAAGCAATAGCACCAAGCTCAAACTTAACCTGCTCCATTAAAGTGTTGTATTCTTTAGGGCTAACTTTCTTTCCGGAAGGTGACACATCAATCAATCTTCGTATAAGACCTGATTTTGCATCTGTGATCCGTACTGGCTTGTTTGTACCCATGAATAGAAAACACTTAAACTGGCTGGCATAGGTTGACTTGAATTTCTCATTCACAGTCATCATCTCATGAGATACAAGACTATTTAATCTCGTATTATCTTCGATCTTAGACAGATCTCCATCATGCTGAATTGCAATCAGCGGGTTCGACTTAAATGCCTCTAACGCAAAAGAGTTACTACTCGACCCCAATGCCTTCGCATCAAATACCGAATAGTAACCCTCAAATAACTGTTGGATAATGTTCAAGATGGTTGATTTACCTGTACCAGCAGCGCCATACAATACAAGAAATTTCTGTATTGTCTTGGAATCGCCGGTAACAATAGACCCGATTGCCCATTCAATCTTATGTCTTTCTTCCTCCGAATATATCGTTGATATAATCTTCTCATAAGCTGGACATTTACCAGGTTCCAATGGATAATTCAATCGTTTGCTGGCATAATCTTTCTTGTTTGTCTCACTATTGGAAAATATAAGTTTTTCATCCAACATGTGAAATGAGTCCCTTTGTTGTTTCTGACAATACTTATGCCATCGGTCAATCGATCCAGATTCTGCATCCCACATATATTTAATCTTTGTGTTCGTATCGAACCTTGGACTATTATCTGTGACATACTTATCCAGATCTCTGTCGATCATTCGAATGACGTCTTGCTCATCAGTAGACCACAGACCTTTGTCTTCCAACCATACAGCATAAAAATCGCCACCTCGTATCATAAGATCGGAGCTATTCCCAATAATGAATTTAGGAAATATTTCTATCATGCCTTGCTTATTCTGATAAGCTATTCTATAAAAATCAGCCATTATATAAGCTCCTTTCCTATTATGTTATTGTGTCTAAATACCAACAGAGCTGAACCCATATCTCAACATCTCTTAAATCGTACTTGCAGTTCTTGATAGTAAACAATCCACCTGTTCCGTCCGGAGCATAGCTTCTACTTAATAATCTGGATATAATTCGATCGACTTTGTCGCAATCAAAACGAGAATCAATCATTCCTCCAAGACCGAGATTGTTAATCATATTCCAAAACCACTGTGCAGTTCGATCTCCCACATCTGGGTCATCCATGATTGTTTCCTCACACCGAATAGACAACGCGATCAACATCTCAAGGACACTACAAGGTGCATCCAACACATCCAATATGTCTTCAGATATATCCTCATATTCATACTCATGTGCAATAATAAATCTGAAATGCATATTTTCACCATCTTCAGCTCTGTTGCGATCTCTTGGAATACTATAAGTGAATTCAAGTTCATGAAGATGTTCCAATAATTTCCGAAAAGAATTATCTGTCGAAAATTTACCGGCACACACATAATCATAAAGCCACTCGAAGTATTCTCTTCGCACATCTTCCTTAAATTCTCCTCTCAATATTATTCCTCCGTTGTTTCATATTCCTCGTCAACACGACAGATCTCATATTCTCTCTGAAGCTCGTCGTTTCTTACATGAATAATATCTGGCTCATACTCACCGATACGATCGATAGCATAATTGCCAATAAGCAGTTCTGCGTCTTCAATCACTTCGTCGTCGAGATCATCCACCAGAACGCCGTTCGAATATAATGTGAGATTTACAAGGTCGTAACCAGTGTCGCCAACAGCTTCTGGCGGAATAACATAAGGAAACATTTCGTCGTCATCATCCACTGATTTTTTCCGTTTTTTTTTACTTCCGCCGTTGGAATATGTTCGATATTTAAGGTCTTTGATTACCTTTTCGCCTTCTTTTTTCTCTTCAGCCGAGAATGCGGGTTCTCCATCATTGTCTTCGGTTTCCGGATTCTCTTCGACTGTTTCCTCTGGCTCTTCCGCATCCTTTTCCTCGGCAGGATATACTGTAATCTCGCCGTTTTCTACCAGCTCATACTTTGATTTAATGATTCGCCATGTTACAAAGGAGCCTGTTGCGGCTCCAACGACAAACATAGCAATTTTTTCAATCGCATTGTTCATTTTACTTACCTCCTTCTGGCAACCAGATATATATTCTGTCATCAATTGTGGTATAATTATATCTTCCAAAACTACACCATGCTTTAACAGTTGCTTCGCCAACATTGTTCAAAGCTGCCACTTCTCTTACAGAATATAATCCAAGTTTCTTCAAATCACTTAACACATCCTCATCCTCGAGATGATTTTCAAGAATATAAATGATTAAATCTCTTCCTTTCATATGTGCCCTCCTTACATGCTAAACCTTGAATAGTCAAACATATCTCGATATGGGTTTCCAGACCCAATATTATCGAGTCCGGTCATTCACATCATGTCCAGAATGTCACCATCACAATTGAAATCAAGAAGAATTGTTCTCTCAAGACCGTTTACAAATCTTCTATTTGCCTCACGATGAGTGTCATAAATTCCGAAATCGATATAGTTATCTCCGACTGGATTCTTTTCATCGTAAATCCAACCTGCAATCTGACCAATCTTTGTTTTCTGAATGCCAAGAGCATCATACACGTCATTCAAGAACAGATAACCCTCAGCCTTTAACCGATCATTCAAGAAATCCTGCTGTTTTCTAAGAAACATCAAATTCAATTCTGGATCTTTCGTCCATCCAGTGCAACCGCAATCATAAAACTTTGCGTACTCGCTGCAATCATCAAAATCAGAAACGTTCACGATTTTTTTCTGAACCTTTTCCTTACCGGTCTTCTCGTCCTTAACTACTTCTTCGATTTCCTTCGCCTTGATGTTGTAACGAAGCTCCTTGTCCAGCTCTTCACCGAAACGTTCCTTTACTCTGCCACGATATTCCTTGAAACTCTTATCTACTGCTGCATATGCCGCTGCAAGTGATACGTTTCTCTTTCTGAGAATATTGTTAGATGTCAGCATGGCTGTGATTGATAATCCGCCAAGGATAACAGCTGGTGCATACAGCTTTACAACCTTTAATCCAGTCTGAACCTTTGTGATTCTGAGATCCTTCTTGCCGTCTTCCTCTGTGTATTCCTGATCTGCGATATATCCACTTTCCATTCCTTCAGAGATTGTCTTCTCTGTCTCTTTCGCCTCATCGAGAATCTTACTCAGCTTTGTTGTAGCGCGACATGCCATCACAGCACTTGTCACCGTACCAATCACGCCTGCAACAACCAAGATCTCTGGACTATGCTTTTTAACCTTAAACTTTGCCTTACATAATGACCGAGTCATCTTATTTTTCAAATCATTCTTCATAATATTAAATCTCCTTTTCCATATTTATTGGTGTACCAACTGTTCCGACACTTCCGCTCGAGTCTGTCGGTGTAAAATGATCTCCCGGCATAGGATACTTAAACCGGAACATCAAATAATTTGCAGCATCGATCAAATGCTCGCTGTTATGATCTTTCTTAAATGCGTCCAGACATAACTCAGCAGTAGCAAGTGCGTCCACTCTGCCGCTTGCAAAGTTATCTCTTGCTGAACCATATTTATGAAACGAAATTTCAATCCTGCTCTTTCGTTCCTTATCAAACTGTTCTGAATATTCAGATTTCAAAATATCATTCATGTGTATCTCTCCTACTTAATTGGTCTTGGTCTAGGAAGCTTGATCCAATATCCATCACGTACTGAGACAATATCTGCATTTCTAAGACTCGTCCATCCATAGTCGTTGTACGTATATCTACCGGACACATCGATGCCGATCAAATCATATAAATCAGCAACGCTCACAGATTCATAAGTTTCAATCAGATCGCCCATTGCATCTAATACATCATTTGCATCATCTCGAGATTCCAAGATAATATCGTCCAAATTAAATATAGAATTTGAAGATCTGCGATCATCTCTTCTATCTCGATCTCTGTCCGAATATGTTCGATATGACACATAAGAAGCGTTTGAGCTACTTTTCCGTCCACGAGTTTCGCCGTACAAAATCATGTCGACACCGTCCTTGATAATATCAGAAAATGCCTTCTTCATTGCTGGAATCAGTACATCCAAAAATGCATGAGAACCAACGTCTTTTGCACTATCAGCGATCAATGCTTCCTTAAGCTTACTTACTCCTTTCTTCTTTTTTGTTTTGACAGTTCCGGATACTACCTTTTTAATCTTCGGAGCACCCTTTTTTGTTGCTGCCTCCTGCTTTGCCTTGTGTGAGTTAGGTTTGCATTCAATGTCTAAACTCATCTGTCACCCTCCTTTAGCTTGCCTTCACAATCGGACCATGTAACACGATTTTTGCCATCGATGGTCTGTTGCTGGCTTTCTTAAATTGATAAGCCAAATTATTTCTGGCTTTGGCTTCTGAATTTGCCCAAGTTTCACCTCTCCATCTATTTGTAATAAGATGGTTTGATTCTGAAACCTGACCTTCAAATATGTATCTATACATAGACATAACCTCCTTCAAAAAAAGAAAAAGGGAAATGCCTTGTATAGGCATCACCCTTCTGACTGATCGTACAAATTACTCTTCAGTTGTTTTGCTACTGTCATCCTCTTTGTCTCCTTCAAGGTAGTACAGTCCATCCTGATCATCTTCGTCCTGTCTTGCTGCTGAGATCAACATCGCTACTGCGAATCCACCAACTGCCGCACCAATGTAGGAAACCGGTTTCTTGATCTTATTTAAGATCTTCTTAACCTTTGATTCCTCCTTGGCATCAGCCTTTGAGTTTTCATCAGTTGCGTTGTTGTCTACAACTTCAACATCCTTCTCGTCGACAACCTCGACATCCTTTACTTCCTCGTTCTTAACATTGTTTCTCGACATAGTTTCGTCCTCCTTAAATATAATTTTTTACTCTGTCATAATAGTGCTTGTATTTTTCGCGAATTACGATAATTTTGAATAATCGTACCGCGGTGCTACATGATAATCCAACATCAGGCATGGCTCTCCCTTGTCTGTCTTTGTTGCGGGCAAGCTGACCGATATCTGACCATCATGATTCAAATTCCACCCAATATCATTACTGATTGCCGTATGAGTCAAACCGACTTCATCATAGAAATCACTCAACGATACATACTCCTCGCTGCCATTCATTAATCGATAGTTCAAATCGTTGATGATTCTACGAATAGTCTCAACATCGGATTTGAAATATCTCTCTGATACAGGTTCAAGGAACAATATGTCCCCGCCTCCAGTTACAATAACCTCGGATGTAACAGGTGTATTGTCTACTTTTTTCTGAGCAACCTTTTCCTGTATCTTCTGTTCCTTTTCCTTACCGATCTCCTCTACAACACGCTCCTTATACTCGGTCAGAGCATTTCTCGAGAGCTCATATGCTGTAGCAAGAGCAGCATTACGACGTGTATTTACCGTATTGGCACCAATGATACAAGCTACGGATGCACCACATGTAAGTACAACTGGAATATATGGCTTCCATGCTGCCTTGATTGTTTCTGGTACTGTAAGCTTGTCTGTATCCGCCTTATCCTTCGCTTCTTCAATCAACTGAAGTGCTTTAGGTGTTGCTTTTGCTGCAAGAACGACAGATGATATCATTCCTGCGATTCCTAATCCGGTTAAGATTTCCGGACTGTGTTTTACGAGACCTCTTTTTGTGCTTTTCACAAATCTCGCAAATGATTCTTTACTCATGTTTGATTCCTCCTATCAAATATAAAAGAAGAGCCCGTGTTAGGACTCCTCTTTATCTTCGTTGCTAAGCTCTTCTCTAAGCTCTTCTTTTAATTCTTCCTTCAACAGTTCCCGATCATCGTTCTGAACCTTAAATGAAAGTAATGTTCCAATCACTCCCATCGCAGTTACAACGGCGCTCAAAACTGTCGTTGAATTAAACTTTTCTTTCATAGATAGCTTACCTCCTTTCCATAATAGCCAATGTATTTCGTGCGAATCCCGCTATCAAAATATCATTGATTCCAGATGTCTTCGTGCTGAAAAAATAGAAGACCCAATATTTCCATTGAATCCTCTATTTGAAAATTACTCTTCAGTCTTGGTTGATTCTGGCGTTTTCTTGGCCATCATTTTAATTGCAAATCGATAAGCTACCTGCGTAACGAATTCGCCTAATTCTTTACCCACGATAACTCCGAAAGCAATGTTAAATCCTGCCTTTCTCAAAAACTTCAAATCTGCCTTATTCATATTAAGACCCTCCTTTTGCATTTTTCATAATAGTAAATGTTGTTTTCGCGAATTAATAGTAATAATTATCATCGTCGTATCCGATTTTAGGTTCCCATGGCATCCGAATGACGATACATTTCTTGCCATCGATTTCAATTTCACTATGATCAAAATCAATCCAATAAAACTCATCCATAACACACCATCCAGCTTCCCAACCAAAATCAGTAGGTTCCAAACCCAGGAACCCATAGAATTCATTTAGCATCTGTGATCCGCGTAATACAAAATTACGGTTCGTATGATACTCCGCTGATATAACTTGCTCCAACGTTGATTCAAAGAATCGCTTGCCATATTCGTCGTAGAACAATCGTTTCTCTCCGTGATTCTCGTCGATGTATAAGGTCGCACAATCACAAATACCAGGAGCTTCTACGTACATAGTCTTCGCTTTTTCAGCAATGATCGCATCAAGAATCTTTCTATCTGCATCTTCGCCGTAAATATCTTTTGCTTTTCTACGATAATCTCGATACGATTGATTTATCAAAGCGTATGCACTTGCCATAGATTTCTGGGTGTTATATGAAAGAATCGAAGAACCGGCAATACACGCAATGGTTGAAACACCAAACAATATCGACGGTAAATATGCTTTCGTCGTTGTCTTGGCTTTTTCCCATGTTGTTAATTCAGATCCTTTGTTTTCTTCGGCTTCTTCTAATAGTTTAATAGCCTTTGGGGTTGCTCGTACAGCCGTTACAGAAGTCACTATAACCCCTGCACATCCAAGACATGCTAAAATTGTTGAAGAGTGTCTTTTGAGAAATAATTTTGCATTGATCAATAGATCATCTCCTTTCTTATTGAAAAATAAGAGAGCCGAAGCCCTCTTATTTAATATATTTGTTATAATATTTTTTGAATTCAGCGTCAGCCTCATCCAAAGCTATTTCGTCTATTTCCAGAATAGATTTTTGGGGATATTTCATAACCAAATGGATCATCCGGCATACTCCAATATATGCACATACAATCGCATCTAATATTAAATACCATTTCGTAATCTTTCCGATAATTTTAATAGCCTTTTTCATACTAAGCCCTCCTTAAAAATATTATTTCATAATAGCCAATGAAAATTTTGCGAAAAATAAGAGAGCCGTAGCTCTCCTATTTCTTATCCTTATCCACCTTGTTCAGGATCGCATAAATTAATGCGCCAGCCAATATTGCTATAACTGCATTCATAAATTATTTTGTCTCCTTTCCTATATGTTTTCATAATAGGCTTTGTAAATTTCGCGAAAAAGAAGAGTCCATTAGGACTCCTCCTCTTTGCCATAACGATCTTCATAATAATCGTCTTCATTATGCTTCTTCTTTTCTTTGATATTACGTACCATCGTTGATACAAACCCCGTAATAAAGCATATTACCAAATACACTAAGAACCCAATCCAGTGTCTTTTCAGCCATGCTATTTCTGGTTTCAATACCTCGTCTTTGTACTCCTTCAATGCTTTAATCATAATGTTTTCTCCTTTCATTTATGAAAACTGTTATTATTGTCATAATAGTGAAAGTATTTTTCGCGAAAAATAAGAGAGCCGTAGCTCTCCTATTTCTTGGATTTCTTTCTCCTGGTTAAGGATTTAATAATTCCTACAATCACCAATACAAATACAATTACATCTCCAAACACCAATAAGAATCCTGCACCTCCGGCTAATACCGCAAATGCTAAAACCACTATTGTTATTAAAGCTGCAATAATTAATAATGTTGTAAGTATCATATAAATATACCTTCCTTTCTTTGATTTCCTCATAATACAGCATGTAATTTTCGCGAAAAAGAAAAGGAATAGACTCTGTCGAATCTACTCCCAAATAACTACTTCTTCAAACCTCGCATTAATTCGTCCCTTAAGTCCAAATAAGCTTTAGCCTCTCCTCTAAACTGCGATTCAATAGGTAATTTATGCTCAATCGCAAACATCATATTTTGCAATGCATATCTTGCCTTATCATCCAACAATTTAATCATCTTCTTTGCTTCTTTTTTCTTAATATTCATAATACATACCTCCGTTTATGTAATGTAGTTTATTTTCATAAAGGGGTATGTTTTCTACGCGAAAAATAAAAGACCCAATGTATTTCCACACTGAGTCTTAGATCTTATTTCTTAAAGCCCATTCTTTATTGACTCCAAATTGTATGATACCGCCATTTTTCGCTTATACCACATTTTTCTTTTAAGTATTTCGTTCTTGTAGAGTGCTTCGTTAGCTGCTTTTATCATTTGATCATCATTTGTTAATTCAGCTATTATTTTACACCCCTTTAAGAATTTATTACTCTTTCTAAGACGGTTATAAGCCTTAATTCGTTCAAGCATAAATATCACCTCCATAAAACACTCTGTTTTCTACGCGAATTCAAATATATCGCCGATCAAAACATGTTTCCCATCGTTCTCGCTTTATTGGTTTCATCTTCAAAGCCCACATGATTTGCCGTACTGATACGGTCGGATACAATCCTTTGACTGGCTCTCCAGCTCTCTCATCGAAAAACTTCTTAAATCCTGGATGTAAATATAAAGCATTATTCAACCATGGATCTATCTCCGACCACCAAGTTGTTTTATTCTCCGGATTATACCGCTGCTGGATCACAGCTAAGCCCTTATTACCTATCAAATATAATGTGCACCTGCTATAGACTGGGTGATTACATTCGTATATCTGCCCATATATTGAATTGTATAGTTCTGGTTTTTCGTAATGATATCTCATAATAAAATATATAAAAAAGAAAGAGCCTGTGATTTTTCAACCACAGGCCATTTCTGATAACTTGATATTATGCTTCAATATCCTTCTGAGTATCGTCAATCAACTCATCGAGTTTCTTCAAAGCTAATTCCTTATCGTCCTTAGCCAGAAGTTCACGAAGTTCTTTCAAACTTCTCAGTAGTTTTCTACTGAATGCAACAAATTCTTTCATGTTATCTTCCATTTACCTGCCTCCTTAAAGCAAGCCCTTTCCGTTAAGATAAGGACAATAATATAAATAATTATATATCATCCTTTCATAATAGTCGATGTTTATTTCGCGAAAAACTAAGACGCCAAGTTTCCTCAGCGTCCCGTTTTGAATAATTATCTCTTCTTTGGAATAAACGCATTCAAAATATTCCGACCCAATGTGGATGTGACTGTCGATGACGAATCAAATTTGAATGTCTTTCCAATGGCATACAACGATAATGCGGTTGATGTAATAAAAGTTCCGATAGAAATCCGGTTCCGAGTCTTCTCTTTCTTCGAATCGTCTGCCGCCTGAGTAACCTTAAATTCGTTCTCAGCTACAGTCTTATCGACATCAATAAGCTCTTTCCGGATATTATCGACTTCTGATGCAACAACCTTATACTCGTCTGAGCCTGGTTCCATGTCATTCAATAATCCCTTCTTCTCCTCGTAGTCATTCCACAATGCTTCCTTAATTTTGTCCATTGCTTTATACCTCCTTAAATTTTATTCATAATAGCCCACGTTATTTACGCGATTCCATATGCACTGAAAAAATAACATCTTTACTCTTATGAATCTTATCCATAGACTCGTGATCTTCCAATTCTACGTACAAAGAGTCTTCGTCCGTAATAATGATAGATCCCAATGTTTTCTTCTTCCGCCACCACTGAAAATATAAAAGCCAAAGAATGTTGGTAATCACCAAAGTAATCGCTAATGCAACCATTTGTTTTCCTCCTTCCATTTTGTTTTTATGAAAACCCCACCCGGGAATTTTTCCAATATCAAAATATCATTTATTATGGGTTTGTCTGTGTTGTAAAATATAAAATTCTAATCTAGATTAAAAATAAA